GGCATTAGGGAATGACATCGAGGGTTTACGATTGTTATACAGCCAAGCTAAAACAGGTGGCGCAACCGATGACACACTCGACAAGATCAAGGCAATCGCTAATGGACTTACAGGCAAAGAGGATTCTACTAGCCTCAATTCTTGAAACCCAAGAGTGCCTACAAGAGCAGTTTGATGTGGGCGACTTCGATTCAATAAGTGTCATTTGGAAGTTACAAAGAGAGAAAGCTGAGAGGCTAAAAAATGGAGATTATTACACCAGGCCACATAGTCGAGGAATTACAAAGGCTGACGAAAGAGATGGACAAGGGAGCTAACGCTCTCTACGATGCCGAGTGCAAGCTGGCAGATGCTGATTCAGCGTATGACCGAGCTGTATCGCTGGCGTTCCTAAACAACTCTGGGACAGTAGCAGACCGGCAAGCTGTGGCTAAGTTGCAAGCAGTAGAGGAAAAGCTAAAGGCTGACCTTGCTAGGGCTGAATACAACAGGATCAAGACCAAGATGAAAACCCTGTCAGACCAAGCCACAATGATGGCTGTAATGAGCAAGAATGTCGAACTTCAATGGCGACATGCCTAGCTGGTAGCCTTATCGGGTGATAGCCGAATCCTGCTCTTGTGGGGCCAAAATTAGGACTGATGATGCTCAGGCAATCAAGCTTGTCCGAGAATGGCGGCGTAGGCATACCTGTATAACCGACAACACCGACAACACCGACATTATTGAAGCTGTCAATGGTGGCATGTCAGAAACAACAATCGCTTTAGGCTTTCAACCTGGTGAGATGCCAGCCAAGATTTACGATCCGTTCGATGACTAAAAAGCAGTTCCAGAAATACCTAGAGCGTGACCTTGGCTGTTGGCATTGTGGCACTCAAGGCGATGACCTGATTCCACATCACCGGCTCAATCGAGGCATGGGAAGTAAGAACCATTTGGCTAGTCAGCCAAGCAACATCATCCCATTATGTGCCGAGGCTAACGGCTTGCTAGAGTCAAACGCTGGCTTTGCTGAGCTAGGTCGCAAGATGGGCTGGAAGCTAAGAAACCATGAAACGCCGACTGAAGTGCCTATCTTTGGGCATGGTGGCTGGTGGCTACTGAATGACGACTTTACAAAAGACTTGCTGGAATCAGAGCCAGAATACTTTTAGGGTGCTACTGTAAAGCTATAACTGAATAAAAAAGATGCCCCCTAGAAGGTGAACTCCTAGAGGGCGTTGATAACCAACAATCGAGCTGTTGGCATCATTACTAAGTGTAGTGTGCCAACCTAATTTAGGAGGCACATTTAGTGTTTAACTGGGAAAATAAATCACTCGCCGAGATTCTTGAATACTATGGCGGCAACATCTTCATGGCTGAGATGGACTACAAAGCCTACGGACTTGATGCCGGTCAATGGGCAATGCTGGTCAAGGAAGCCTTTGACACCAAAGTAGTCAACGCAACTGTATTGATGGTCATGCTCGACAGGGCAAGTGTCGCATGAGCGGCGTTTACAAAATCTACCGGCATGACTCACAGCCCTTCGCTCAAGTCCCGAATAGCGCAATCAGAGATCCACAGATAAGTCCTAACGCGTTCAGGCTCCTGGCTTACCTGATGAGCCACAAAGAAGGCTATGAGCTTACCTATGGGCAGATTGAGCGACAGACCACGCTGGGCAGGTACGCAATCAATGAAGCAATCAGAGTGCTAACTGATAAGGGCTGGCTTAGAACGGAAAGAACCAAGAAAGAAAATGGACAGTTCGGTCCAACATCGTTTCACATTCTTGACCCAGAGGCGGTTGATTCCGTAGCGGATGACTCCAGCGCGGGTCATTCCACTATGGAACAGCCAACGAACATTAAGAATACTAATTACTTAGAGAAGACTAAAGATAAAGAAAAACACTTAGAGGGATTTGATGAGTTTTGGAAACTTTACCCAAAAAAGGTAGCCAAAGCTGATGCTCTAAAAGCCTGGAACAAAGCAACCAAAACCAAAACCGCTGAGAGGTTATTGGAGCTGACCAAAGCCTACGCTGAGGGAAAGTTGCCAGAGGATAAATACATTCCCTACCCAGCCTCATGGCTAAACAAAGAACTCTATGAGAGTGTTGAACTCGCTGAAGCTAAACCATTGCCTAAGCTGTTTGTAGGGAGAATCAAGTGACACAATTCGAGCAGTCAGTAATCGGGTCAATCCTGCTGACCAATGGCAAGGCACTAGATAATCTAACCCTGACACCAGCAGACTTTGACGATATTGCCAACGAGCGAATCTACAAAACCCTGCTAGAGATGAAGGCAGGTCGCCAGCCGATTGATGTCATGACAGTCGGTGCAGCGTTGCCAAAGCTTGCCAGCTATCTGCATGACATCGTTACCGCAACCCCAACAGCAGCTTCAGTTAGCTACTACGCCAACAAGGTGATCGAGGATGCCACCAGACGCAGACTTGCAGTTGCCGGCACGATGATTCACAGCAAGGCTCAGCATGAAGACTTGGCAACAGTATTTGACACAGCCAAGAAAGAGATTGATGAACTCATTGATCGCAACACCGCTACAAAGCCAAGCTATGTTGCCGATGAGCTACTGCCTTACCTTGACGAAATAGACAAGCCAAAGCACTACCCAGAAAGCCCTTGGCCTTTACTCAACGACATCATCACAGGATTCCGACCAGGTGCGCTTTACATTATCGGTGCCAGACCAGGCGTAGGTAAAACCATCGTTGGCTTACAGATTGCTTGGGAGCTATCTAAGCAAGGCCCTGTATCTTTTCACAGCCTTGAGATGGGCAAGAGCGAACTATACAACCGCATAATAAGCATGGAAGCTGAGGTTTACATCGGCAACATCGAAAAGGGAAACCTACAAGAGTGGGAGTGGGACAGGATTGCCAGGGTCAGGCAAGACATCCAATCGCACCAGCTCGCTATCCATGACAAGTCAGGCCAGAACCTTTTGCAGATTAGGGCGCTCGCAAACAGCGTGAAGGGCAACGACAGACTTGAGGCGATTGTGGTGGACTATCTAGGACTGATTCAAGACACCGAAAAGGGTCGCAAGCGTTACGAGATGATTACCGACATCAGCATAGGACTCAAGAACCTAGCCAGAGACTTGAATGTGCCGGTAATCGCACTAGCCCAGCTCAACCGAGGACCAGAGCAGCGCAAAGATTCCCAGCCTGACATGGCTGACCTTAGAGATTCAGGTGGCATTGAGCAAGATGCTGACTCGGTTATTTTGTTACATCGTGTCCAAACTGAGGATGACCAGTTCGAGTGGCAAAAGAGCCAGATGATAATGAAGGTAGCTAAGAACCGACATGGTGGACTTGGAGAAGTCGCACTCAAGTTCGAGGGTCACCTTTCTAGAGTGATTGGCTAAGCTTATGGGGTGGATGACAATGTGGCACTCTGTTGCCGATGTGGAGCGACCTGGAAGGTCAACACGCACAAGCGCAAGCGTAAAGACCTCAAGTGCCAATCCTGTCGGATGCACCGAGCCTTGGTCATCAAGTATGGATCCGAGAAGTGCATCCCTTGGCAGGGCGATTTTGACAAGGCTACGCTCACCATCCCAATCTTTGACGGCAAGCCAGTCCTACCTGGCACTAGAACTTGTGGGCATCTCGACTGCACCAATCCCAACCATGTCGCTGGTGACCACTAGAGTAAAACAACAAATCGAAAGGAAATAAAGAGATGGCAATAATCAAAGTAAAGGGCGCAATAACTAGAGTCTTTTATGAAGGCAAGGGCATCGAGGTAACCGAGTCCTATGAAACCAAAACAGGCGACACCATAAACAAGCGTTACACAGTCTGGCTAAAGCAGCCAACTACGCTTGAAGCTGGCGACACAGTTCAGGTCGAGGGCTTATACAGCTCCGAGATTGACAACTGGATCAACAAGGAAGGCGAGGCAAAGCAGTCCATCAAGGTAAGCATCAACAATCCCTTGGTACTCCCAGCCGAGCCACTAAACATCATCAAGGGAATCTTTGAACCGACTCACTCGGAGCCAAGTCCCTTTTGAGAAATCTCCGATGGCTAGTCCCTGCCCTCACCGCCGGCATACTACTGAACCTATCGCTTCAAGATAAAAGCGTTCTTGATGGTGTGGGACTGGCCTTCGGTTTACTTTATGTCTGGGCTGCCATACTAGGAGCATGGGAGCTTTATGGCAGAGGTAAGCCTTAGCGTAACTGGCGACCCTGCCAGCCAAGGATCACACGCCATAATGCACGGGCGAATAGTCCAGGTTAATAGCTCAAAGCACAAGGCTTGGCGTAAGGCCATAGTCCAAGAAGCAATCGCTATCCTGCCGGATGACTGGCAACCAATAGACGAGCCATGTGAGCTAATCGTCAACTTCTATCTACCCAAGCCCAAGACAGTAGATCGCCAGCTCCCCAGCGTGTCACCTGACCTGGACAAGCTGATTAGGGCAGTAGGGGACAGCCTGACCGATTCAGGCGTGGTCATTGATGACAGCCGCATTGTCCGAATCTCAGCCCGTAAGCTCTACGCCGAGGGCATCCAGCCAGGTGCCACAATTCAGGTCAAAACCCTCAACTAGCCCTTTAGCGCGACACGCCGATAATCAGGGAAATTTGCCAAAATTGCCAGAAAAAGGCAAAAACTGTGCTATCTTGAATACATAGCCCAAGGGGGGCTAGAAAAGGAGTACCAAATGAACGAGAACATCGCACAGCTACTAGAGGAAATTGAAGAACTGATTGAAGAGCGTGACGAGAAGCAAGAGTTTGCTGATGAGGCCACTGAAAAGGGTGAGGCCGAGGAAGCCGATGCAATTTATGAAACCATTGCTGAACTAAACGACAACATTGAATCAATCAAACAAAACCTAATCAGACTCATTAACAAAATCTAGGAAGGTAACCAAATGAAAACAATAATCCTTTACCTAATCTCACTCACCGGCATCCTGATTGCAAGCTGGCAGATTCAGGAGATACACCTTGGCTGGGGTTACACACTCGGAGTCGCAGGTTTGATCCTTGCCTTCTTTGTAGCAGTCAATGCACTAACAAAGGACACTCGCAAATGAATGAACAAGAACTAGCTGAACGCATTATTGCCGAGGCTCAGAAGTGGACTGAGATACAGTTCACGCTTCAAGAGGGTGTGCCAGGTATGACGGCACAGACACGCAACGAAGCCAAAGCTCGCATAGAGCTAATCGAACACATCAAGCAAACCTACAAAGAAATGAGAGCAAATGCCTAACTATAATCCAGAGCCACTTGAGTTCGCAGTCAAAGACTTCCAGCCTCACCAGTACAACTT